TTGCGAACCATAAAATTTTAGTGCAATATCTTCTGGGTCATTCCCGTCCCTTACATTATATTCAATAAAGATTTTTTGGTTCGATAATGTCTTTTTTGAAAATTTTATTCTTCTAAAAACATCACAAAGGTCCACAGAAAACCCACCGGTTAAACCGCTTAAATCATAATTCTTTATAGAGGGAAACATTTCAAAAAACATATTACTTTATCCTCATTTTAGTAAATCTTGTATCATGGTGGGAACGAATGCAACGGAACGAGATACTACTTTCCCACCGCCAGGCTTCGAGGCGTCAAAATAATTAGGTTCTAATTCATAAAACACCAATGTTAGTTTTGTCGCATGTGGGTAAAAACCTTCTCCACCTTCGCCTGACATTGCTCTGGGACCATGGGGTTCTCTGTCAATTAGACATTCTGCTAACACAGCGGGCTGAAAAGATAAATCCCAATCCTCATTCACAGAACCACCCTCATTTTCAACTTGTATTATCCACAACATGGGGTGCATCGCACCGGCTACGACCGCCATACCAGCGGTCATTTGATACACACTTTGCCTAAATGCATCACATATTTTTGTTATTTCTTTTGCTTCGTTTACATCTTTGGGGACCATATCAAAATTAAAATGAAATTTTCTAATATCTGAACCTTTAAAAATTGCATCTTGCGATTGAGGCATCACAATCCCCGAGGCTTTAACACCACCCATTATAAGTTTAGTCACCCAAACCGGAAGTTTACTATTTATAACATTCTTTAAAGCCGCGGTCGTGCTCATCAGGGGACTGTTTCCCATAGAATACTGACTTCTATCAGATATCGCATATTCTTTTGGCATATTAATTCTTATTCGATGATTCGGAAAGCCTTCAACATTCTCAAGCACGTCCTCGGCCACACCTCTTGCGGCCATTATCCCCGTATATGGCACATTCTTAAAAGTGACCCAAAGAGGCACTTCAGTTTCTGTATATGAATTTGGATATTGTAAATTGGCCATATTTAGGTTACCTCCAATATATATATTATTATATGGCATATAAAACAAGATATAATCCAACAAACAAATCAAAATACATAGGAAACCCATCAAATATCATTTGTCGTTCTCTATGGGAAAGAAGAGTTTGTAGATATTTAGACGAAAATGTAAATATTATGAGATGGGGTTCTGAGGAAATAACAATTCCATATCTTTCACCTAAAGATAATAAAATTCATAGATATTTTCCAGATTTTATTGTGGAAAAAAGAAACAAAAATTTAATAGAAACAATTGTAGTTGAAGTGAAACCGAAAAAACAAACAAAACCACCAAACCGCAAAAAAAGAATCACCAGATCTTACCTACGAGAATGTCTCACATATTCAGTAAATGAAGCAAAATGGGAATCTGCCAAGGAGTTTTGTAAAAAAAGAGGATGGCGATTTATTATTTTAACAGAAGATAGCATTCTGCCCTAAATAATAGGAATGGGGACCACACATGAGTTCAAACATATCAGATTTTCGGCAACGTTTTTTGAGAGATCTACAACTTGCATCAAGATATAAACTTAACATATATCCAGGCATGGATTTAGATTTGCCCCCAAGAACGGATCTATATGCCGAAAGTATTATTCTTCCAGGAAGAAATTTAGAATTCAGTGTAGATGAAATTTGGGGACCTGTTAGAAAAATTCCTCATGCCAGAACGTATGAATATGAAGCCGTATTAACAATTCCTTTACAAGGAAAATGGGGAATTCGAAAATATTTTGAAGATTGGATGAATAAATTAGTATTTCCTAAAGATGGTAAATGGTTTGCAAGAGCACCATACGAAGGAACAATAAGCGACAGTATCGTAAAACTAATACCTCAAACAATTAATGATGAAACTGCAACCATAATAACTCTATATGAAGCATATCCTATAAACATTTTACCCATAGAAATGGGTCAAAATCTCCAGAACATATATTCTAGTGTGATGGTATTGATGGCTTTCCGAGAGTATTTAACCGATTAATAAGGAGATTTTTGTCTATGTCTTTGTCATCTATTTTAATTAAAGAAACACCAAAATATGAATTGGCCCTTCCGTCATCAAAAGAAAAGTTTAACTTCAGACCATTTCTAGTCAAGGAAGAGAAAATACTTTTAATATCCCAAGATGGTGGAAATTTACATGAAATGTATTCCGCCATAAGAGATGTGGTGGAATCGTGCGTAGAGGGAATAGAAAATGTTCAGGACATGCCTTTATTTGACGTTGAATATATTTTTATTCAATTACGAGCAAAGTCTGTAGGAGAAGTTGTTTTTCCCACATTTACATGTCCAGAAACGGGAGAGCACATTAGTACATCTATAAATTTAACATCAATTAATGTTAAATTTCCTAAAAATCATACTGCTGATATAAAGATATCAGAAAATGTATATGTAAAAATGAAGTATCCAACTATTAGTATGATTCTAAATAACGAATCAGAAGAAGAAAATATTTACGACACGATAGCATTTTGCATTGAATCTATTTCCAACAAAAAAGAATCCTTTAGCACAAACGATTTTTCCCCCGAAGAAATTAAAGAATTTGTAGATCATTTAACAAATGAACAATTTACAAAATTAATGCAATTCCTAGAAACATCACCGAGAATTGAGCACGAAGAGAAATACACAACATCAGATGGTGTTGAAAGGAGGATAATGTTTAGTGGACTCGGAGATTTTTTTCTATAGCCCTCAGTCACATCTCTCTTTTTGATTATTTTACTTTAAATTTTCAGTTGATGCAACATCACAAATATAACTTAACTGAATTAGAACAAATGATACCATGGGAAAGAGATATTTATGTGGCACTATTGAGGGAACATATAGATACCGAGAATAAGAAAATTCTAGAAAAGAACATTAGACAATAAACGAGAAAAATATGAAAGAAAAACCAAACAAAAGAAATCTACTACTAGACGCATTGGATATTCCACAAGAAAAAAATAAATCTGATTCTCCACAGATACATAAGGACGATTCAAGAAATTATGATATTCCAAAGGCGGAAAAGGAAATTCCACCAGAAGAAAAACCAAAGAATGAAAAATCAGTAAAAGAACCAGCAATAAACATTTCTGATCTTAGCGATAAATTGTCTAAAATTTTAAAACTCTTTGTGAACAAAGTTAATAATAAAACAACAAACAAATCTCAAATACATGAAAACACAACGTTAAATAAAAAGATACAAAACTATTATCACACCAACAGTCCGAGTATTTTCATCCACGAAAACAACAAACAGGCTCCCATTAATATAGAAACAGAAAATAAAATAAACTTCAATAGTGTTTTAAATAATAATCGAAAAGATGATGTAAATGCACACACAACAACTAATGATATAAATTTCATTGAAACAAAAAACGATTTAAAAGATATTCGTATTACTGATGTCGATAACACAACACACACAACAGATGCAACAGATAACACAAACAAGAATATATTCAATGAAGAAAAATACACAACAGACACCACAAACAAGAACACGTTTAACGAAGATCACAACTACAATGTAAATTCAGCCAATGTAAAAAACAACAATAGAAGTATATTCAATAAAAGAAACAAAAAAATCAATATGGTGAAGTTTCTCAGCAAGAATAATTCATCATATGAAATTTTACCAGGATTAGAAGATGGTGGAATCGTACAGAAACCAACTAAAGTTGTTGTTGGGGAAAGCGGACCCGAAGCAATAATTCCACTTGATGAGATAAACACCAATAGCACAATAAAAAGCAACATTAAAATTGAAAAGGTGCATGAGACATTTTTAAAGAAAACAATAGAATTAGTGCATCAAAACACAGCATTAAAAATGGCCCAGCAAGGCACAATGTCTGGGTTCGAAAATGTACCAACTAGCGAAAACCAGTTGTCGCCGGGTATGAGTATGCCAATTCCAACACAACCTTCGCCGGGGGGTGGAGCATCAAGTTCATCTGCGGGAATAAATTCTCTGACTCTTAGCGTACTCATGAAAACTTCTTTGCCATCTTGGAGAAGTAAAATAGGATAATAAAAAGGGATCACTAGGATCCCTTTTTATTTCATAGACAATCAATATTTAATAGTTCAATCAGTCGCCTGCCAACTTCTCAAAGTAAGAAAGAGCATCCATATTTTCACCATCGCTGTCTTCGGTGGTATTTTTGCTTTCGTTTGAATCAGGAGGAGATGAATCGAGTGTTTGGGTTTTATGTTCAATAGAACGAATATCATCACCCACTACCCTATCCAACTTTGTCTTTAACTCCTTATGTGACTTATATGCACCCGGTTCGACGAAGGGAAGCAATGGATATTGCTTCTTCCAAAGTGCTTCAAGGGCTTCATCATCACCATCAAGAAGAGCAGAAGGGTCTGCAAATTCACTTTTATCATAGTTGACAAAACCAGCAACTTTACGCACCTTCATCTTGAAATTTGCACCTTGCCAAAAATCAAACGGATTGATGGGATCTTCATCTTCAAACTCAGGTTGCATGGCTTCCTGAATTTTATCAAAGATCTTTTTACCATATTTCAAAAGGAAAATCTTTCCTTCGTTTTCTGGGTTTGCTGGATCACTTACGACAAAAATGTTAGACACATAATGTAATCGTCTCTTTCGGTTTCGTGCAATATCTTTATCTGATTCTACACCGCTGTTCCATAACTCACTATTTGCTTCACAAACAGGACAACTCTGTCCAAGACTCGTTGGGCAATTTTCAATAAACCAACCACCCTTTCCTTGGAAACCGTGAGAATAATACTTTGCCCACGGGACATCTTCTCCCTCGCCTGTGGGGAGGAATCGAATAACTGCATAACCGTTACCCACTTTATCCAATTCCGGACGCCAGAATCGTTCATCTTTAAACGATTCTTTTGAATTGGTTTCTTCGAGTTTCTTGCTCAACTCATCAATGCTATTTAACGAACGCTTTTTGAAAT